ACTGGGAGCTAGTTGAATAATGCCCTTACTTAAAGTAAATCAAATTGCATCATATAGTGGTAACACACTTACCATTGGTACAACTGGTGATACAGTTACCTTGGCTGCTGGTTCGTCAGTATCGGGCTTTGGTTTTGATGGAGTTGTTTGGACTTCAAATATTGTAACATCAAATTTAACAGTTTCTGCTAATGTTGGTTACTTTGTAAATACATCTGCAGCGGCTATTACATTAACGCTACCAGCATCTGCTTCTAACGGAGATCAATTAGTATTCGTAGATTATAGTAGAAAGTTTGGAACAAATGCTTTAACATTAAATCAAAATTCAGTAAACTTTCAAGGCTTTACTACACCCAATCCAGTTTATAATACGAATGGACAAACAATACAATTAGTTTATGCAGATTCAACACAAGGTTGGATTCCAATTTCTGATGATGATGTAACTTTAGAAACTCCACAATCTTATTCAGTAGATTTTTTAGTAGTAGCTGGAGGTGGTGGTGGTGCTCTTGGTGGGGGTGGTGCTGGAGGATTTAGAACATCAACACAAACAGTTTCACCAGCAACAGTAATTACAGTAACAGTAGGAGATGGTGGTGCTGGTACTTCTTCTGGAAATAAAGGTAATAATGGTTCAAATTCTTCAATATCAGGTTCAGGTTTAACAACAATTACAAGTGCTGGTGGAGGTGGTGGTGCTGGTACTGGTAGTACTGCATTGGCAACTGGTGCTAATGGTGGTTCAGGTGGAGGGGGTGCAAGAAGTGGTGGATTAGATGGACAAGGTGGTTCAGGAAACACTCCAAATACATCTCCAAGTCAAGGAAATAATGGTGGTAGTGGTAGAGAATCAGCACCAAATTATGGTTCAGGAGGCGGAGGTGGTGCTAGTGCTGTTGGTGCAAATGCAACAGGAACTAATGGAGGTAATGGTGGTAATGGTACAGCTTCTTCTATAACTGGTTCTTCAGTAACTTATGCTGGTGGAGGTGGAGGTTCAACTTTTAGTGGTGGAACTGCTGGAACAGGAGGAACTGGTGGTGGTGGAGATGGTATAACTGGAGGTGCTGGTACTGGAAATGCTGGTACAGCTAATACTGGTGGTGGAGGTGGTGCTAGAGAAAATGGTACTGGAGGTTCAGGTGGTAAAGGAGTTGTTATATTAAGTGTACCAACTGCTAATTATTCATCTACAACAACTGGTTCGCCAACTGTTACAACATCTGGTAGTAATACAATAATGCAATTTAACGGATCAGGGAGTTATACAGCATAATGGCATCATTCGCAAAAATAGGATTAAATTCAAAAGTAATAGAAGTTGTTTCTGTTAACAATGAAGTATTAAAAGATTCTTCAGGTATTGAAAGAGAAGAATTAGGTATTCAATTTTTAAATGAATTATATAAGTGGCCTATTTGGAAACAAACATCTTATAATACAGTTGGTGGTATTCATAATAATGGTGGAACACCTTTAAGAAAAAATCACGCTGGAATAGGTTATTCTTACGATGAAGACAGAGATGCTTTTATTCCTAAAAAACCTTATAATAGTTGGATATTAAATGAACAAACTTGTCAGTGGAATTCACCTGTTGCTTATCCAACAGATGGAAAAAGATATAACTGGAATGAACAAATTCAAAACTGGGAGTTGATCAATGGCTAGTATTTTAAGAACAGACTCATTACAGAATTTAAACACTAGTAATATTATTACTCAAACTAATGCTACTACATTAACGATTGGAGCATCAGGACAAACTATTTCTATACCCGCAGGTGCAACGTTAACGAATAGTGGTACAGCTACAGGCTTTGGTTTAACATGGCAATCAGTTAAGACTGCAAACTTTACAGCAGTAAAAGGTGAAGCATACCCTGTTAATACAACATCAGGTGAAATTACAGTTACACTTCCTGCGACACCAAGTGCAGGAGATCAAGTTCAATTAGTAGATTATGCAGGAACGTTTGATACAAATAAATTAATTATTGATGGTAACGGTGAAGATATAGAGGGTGTTGCATTAGATTTTCAATTAACTGGTGAAAGAGAGGGTGTAATTCTTACTTACATAGATTCAACACAAGGTTGGATTGCAACATCAGGAATTAATGAAGGAACAGATGCTCTAGGACCAGTACCTTTTACAGCAGATTTATTAGTAGTAGCTGGAGGTGGTGGAGGTGGTCCCACTGGATTTGGTGGAGGAGGTGGAGCAGGTGGTTTAATAGACACTACAACTACTATTACTGTAGCAACTAATTATACAGTTACTATTGGTGCTGGAGGCACAGGCGGAAGCACTAATGGAGCAGATTCTGTTGCTTTTTCACAAACGGCAATAGGTGGAGGTAAAGGTGGAACACATTTAGGTAATGGAACTGCAGGAGGTTCAGGTGGTGGAGGAGGTGGTGATGCTACAACTTCTGGTGGTCTTGGTACTTCTGGTCAAGGAAATAATGGTGGTACGGGATTTGATCCAGCTCCTGGTGAAGGTTCTGGAGGTGGAGGTGGTGCAGGTGCTGTCGGAGGAAATGGTGCTGCTGCAGCTCCTGGTTCTGGTGCGGGTGGAGTTGGTATAAATTGGAAATCACTTGGAACTTTTTATGCAGGAGGAGGAGGTGGTGGAACTGGTAGAGCAGATCAATATCCAGCTGCAACACCAGCTGCTGTCGGAGGAAATGGTGGTGGAGGAGCTGGAGGAATGACTAATGGTTTTGGTGGTCCAAATTCTATTGCTCCTACAGCAGGAACTGCAAATAGAGGAGGTGGTGGAGGTGGTGGATCAGCGACTAGCCAAACAACTGGACCAGGTGGAGCGAATGGTGGTTCAGGAATAGTTATTGTTAAATATCCAGATACCTTTACTATTTCAAATCCTGGAGGTGGTTTAACAATTTCTACTCCAGCTGCTGCTGGTGGATTTAAAACATCTACAATAACAGCAGGAACAGGAAACGTACAATTTAATTAATATTATGGCACATTACGCATTTTTAGATGAAAACAATATAGTAACAGAAGTTATTGTAGGAAAAGAAGAAAGCAATTTTAATTGGGAACAACAGTATGGTTCATTTCGTGGACAACTTTGCAAACGTACTTCTTACAATACACATGGTGGAGTTCATCAATTAGGTGGTACACCTTTTAGAAAAAACTTTGCTGGTATAGGCTATCAATATGATCAAACAAGAGATGCTTTTATTCCACCTAAACCTTTTAACTCTTGGATATTAAATGAATCTACTTGTTTATGGGAATCTCCAATACCTTATCCACAAGATAACAATAAATATATGTGGAATGAAACCTTACAAAATTGGGATTTACAACAATCTTAATTTAGTATAATCAATTCTAATGATTGAATCTACAATAAACGGAATATTTCCAATACCTGTCTATATATCAAAATTAGATAGAAAACTTACTAAAAAAGAACTATCCTTTGTAGATAAGTCCAAATTAGATTTTTATAAAAATGAGGGCAATATTACTTCTAATAATAATTATATACTAAATCAAAAAGTATTTGGTTCATTAAAAGAAGATTTATATTTAAGAGTGGAAGATTACTTTAAAAAAGTATTATCTTATACAGATGCAGTAACACCTTACATTACTCAATCTTGGTTAAATTACACTGAAACAAATCAATATCATCATAAACACGCACACCCTAATTCTATAGTATCAGGAGTATTTTATATTAATTGCCACGAAGAATTTGATAAAATTAAATTTTTTAAAGAAAGTTATAAAGCTATCAAACCAGAAATAAAAGATTGGAATTTATATAATTCTGAATCTTGGTGGTTTACTGTAAAAACAGGGGATATTATATTATTTCCATCTTCTTTAACTCATATGGTTGAAACTAAAGAAGGTGATAATACAAGAATTAGTCTAGCTTTTAATGTATTTATTAAAGGAACTATTGGTAACAATAAGAATTTAACAGAGCTTATACTTTAGGCATCTTCAACAATATGATATAATTCATATCGGGAAAGGTCTTCCACATACACACCAACCTTTCCCATTATAGGATTATTATATGTTTTTTGGAGCAACAGCCTTTGCAGAAGCACCTTTCTCATCAGAAGGCA